AAATTATCTCTTGGTTCATGCAATTAGTTATGCTATTTGGTGATACGCCAAGAGCCTTTTCGGTATTCGCCCTCGAATGAAAGTATCCATTCTGTACCAGTCCATTTATACTGTACACCAGTATTTAAATTTGTTATGTAAACTGTAGAAGTATCTGTGTAAGTACTAGCATCAAATACTACATGCCAAGCAGTACCGTCCCATTCTACAATATCATTTTCGCCTGCTACGAAGTCTGAATTATCTGCGTTTTTCCAAGCGTCTGGACCATCATATCCTGCTCCGCCTACATTAGTACTTGGATTAATAGATTCTAATAATAATAATCTAAGTCCTGCTGTTTTAGTACTAGTAGGGTTGTATTTTTTTGGATCAATAATAAAGTCTACACTACCTGTATTACCTCTACCTGCTGGAGAATTTAAATTAGTATTAGTTGGAATAGTATCTATGTCCCAATTAATAACAAGTTGCGTTTCGTCTAGAGGATTAATTGTAATAGTTCCGTTAACACTTCCTGCTGTTGCTGATTCACCTGGAAGTATAGTACGCTTTAATTGTAACTGACTTAATCCAGCAACATAATCTTGAGGACGATCTTCAAAGAAGTCAGTCCATAATTCTGTACCAACTGATCCTTTGCTTATTAATTGTGCTACATTGTTAAGAACATTAAGATCATAATTTTCGTAACCACGTACTACCATATTAAGATCAAGTCCACCTTTTTCTAAATCAGTAGTAGGAAGTACAGTGCCACTATATGCTGTTAGCTCTGGTGTAGACACTCCAAGGTCAATTGTACCTTGTGACTCGTCAAAAATACTCATTACAACATTTGTAATAATACCAAGTTTTTTAACCTTAGCAGGCATATTAATGTATATTGGTGTTGTAAAACTAAGTTGTGCGATATCAATTTCTGATTCTGTACCAATTGGAATACTTCTACTACTAAAACTTGTTCCTGTTAATTCTACACTAGTTAAACTACTCCAGTCAATATAATTGTCTGTAGTTTGTATTTCTAAACTAGGATTAAACAACATTAATAGTTGCTCCATAATTTGTAACTTTTGATCTGTATTAGTTGACCAAATATCTACATTAATACTTAATGTATAAGGACTAGGCATTATACGTTCTACTGTATAGTTTTTACCTTGTGTGTTTAAGTATTCGTTGTTGTCAGCATCATATGCTCGTTCTCTAATATGAACTTTGCTAGTAAACGAACTATCACTAGTTCTAGATCGGTCTTGTTCTAGCCCAGTAATATAAACTGCCATACGTGGCGCACTAGGTATTTTGTTTTCTGAATTGTCTCTAAGGATGTGTCCAACTTGACGAGTAATGTCTCCGTACATAACAGGTACTTGTGTTATTTTACCGTCGCCGTCTTTATACGAGAAGTTACTAAACAGTCTTACTAACTGAGTAATATATCTACGTATTTGTCCATCATAAAAATGTTGCATTAATTATCTGCCTTTGGTCTAAGTGCTTGTGAAATACCTTGACGTTCTGGAGTAACTTCACCACCAATTGTACTAGTTTTAGTATTATTAATAAACGTACCTTTTTGTGTTTGTTTTGTAGTTGTATTTGAAAGATTTTGACGTTCAACTGTTTCCATTTTAACCCACCTTCGGCTGTCATATCTAAATAATCTATTAGGTAACATATCAACTCTTAAGAAATAATCACCTTCTACGCTTTGTGTAGGAAAACTTAATCCACTACCAAATGTTTCTCCATTTGGTGCTAATCCGTCTCCTAGTAAATATCCGTCATAGCCGTTACGATCTGGTGTTTGGTTAACTCTACTAGCATCTAGTTGACCACTTTCAACACTAGCATCAATATCAGTTTGATCAGTTCTTACAAGTTCTGCTTTTCCATTGTCATCAGTTTGTAATGTATAGAAACTACTAGTGTCATAACCTGATTTAGGTGCGTCTGCTTCTGCTTGTTGAATAATAGCATTATTAACTTGCATTTCTGTTTCATATGTACTAAGCACATCACGTAATGTTTGTGTACTACCTTCTTCTGCTGGTAGATCAAGTATTTCTTTAAATTCTTGTGAGTCAACAATTTGTTTCATTTTAACTCTGTATAAATGTGGATACCAAGTAGGTGAAAATCCTTCACTTGCTCTGTTTACATCTTCAACTACATAATAACGTTTTAACGCTACACTAAAGTCATTAAGAGCATTCTCGTCTTTTAAATGTGGAAGTTCAATTACATCTCCGGACATAATTTTACGTCCTAATGTTCTAACACTATAATTAATAGGAATTGTCATAAAGATAATATCATTTTGTAAAAATAATCCAAATTGACTCATATCAAAGTCAACATCAGAAACATTATAAATTCCACGCATTGTGTATATGTCAGGATCGTATTTTCGATCTCTGTTTTCCATAAACAACATATCTTGTATGTTTGTTTCTTTTACAGCATTGTACTGTGGCTGATCTGCCGTAGCAGTAGCATCATCAGGGTTTTTAGGTCCTAAATATTTGTGAACGAAGACATCCGTTCCTCCAACTGTAAACATCTCTGTTATAGTCTTATCAAGGAAGGAATAATCTTTTCCCTTTTCGGGTTTGTATAAACTCAATCTCGGCATAGTAATAGTATTTATGTGATGATAAATACTATAGCGGAGAAGGACTAACATGGCCAGTAATATTCAGACAAAAAGACAAGAAGTGTACAAATATATAGAGTTAAATCTAGGTGGAGGCATGATTGATGTCGAACTAGATCCAGAACACTATGAAAGCGCACTTGATACAGCATTAACAAAGTTTAGACAGCGTAGTGACAACGCCGTAGAAGAATCATATATATTTCTTCCTACAGTAATTGATCAAAACGATTATATTCTACCAAATGAAATAATGGAAGTACGTCAAATATTTCGTAGATCAGTTGGATCACGTACAGGTGGTGGAGATGGCGGCACATTGTTTGAACCATTCAACTTAGCATACACAAACACTTACTTGTTAGCAAGTTCTAACATGGGAGGCTTAGCAACTTATAATGCGTTTGCTGGTTTTCAAGAACTTGTAGGACGTATGTTTGGTTCATTTATTGAATTTAAATGGAATAGATCAAATAAAAAACTTACAGTATTACAACGTCCAAGAGCAGAAGAAGAATTACTACTTTATGTTTATAATTATAGACCTGACTTTGAATTGTTAGATGATTATATGGCTATACAATGGATTAAAGATTATGCTTTGGCAAAAAGTAAATATATGCTAGGCGAAGCACGTAGTAAGTTTGCTACTATTGCTGGACCACAAGGCGGAACTTCTATGAACGGTGATGCTCTAAAAGCTGAAGCACAAGCTGAACTAGAAAAACTTGAAATGGACGTTCAAATGGCTGTACCAGGCGGTACAGGCTACGGCTTCACAATCGGTTAAAATAACACTTGACTTCCGATAAATTATAATGTATAATAACATTATAAATTAAGGAATCAGTATGATTATTGGAATATGTGGACTTATTAGTTGCGGTAAAGGCACAGTAGCAGATATATTAGTCGACGATCACAACTTTGAAAAAATTAGTTTCGCAGATAAACTTAAAGATGCTGTATCTTTAATGTTTGATTGGCCACGTGACATGCTTGAAGGTGAAACTCCAGACAGTCGTTATTGGCGTGAGCAAGAAGATACATTTTGGACAAAAGAAACAGGACGTAGTGTAACTCCGAGATTGATATTACAAGAGTTTGGTACTGACTGTATGCGTAACGGATTCTATGACGGTATTTGGGTTAGTTTTGTTAAGAAAACTATTATTGATAATCCTAATAAAAATTTTGTTATTCCTGATGTACGTTTTGAAAACGAAGTAGAAGTTATTAAAAGTATGGGCGGTAAAGTATGGTGTGTAAAACGCGGCCCAGATCCTTTATGGTTTAGACAATACCAAGACCTAGGCTTAGAACCTACAGATGTACATCCTAGTGAATGGCGTTGGGCTAAAGCTAACTTTGATTTTAATATCTATAATGAAGGTACTATTGACGATCTTAAAAGTCAGGTAAAAGGTCGCCTTGCTTCCACTGAACGCCTTGCTTTTGCTGAATCCTCTGGCAGTTAGCACATATAGTTTTTAAGTTATTAGGACGACAGTTATTTAGATCACCGTCTATGTGATATACGTTAAACTGCTCTTTATGCTGACTTTTATAATTACATTTCTCACAAACATCTTTTTGTCGATATCCAGCCTGATACCATTTAGGAACCCCAATGTTACGACCACCATTGTGTAAACACTTCTCACATACCCGTCGATAGTAAGTCTTGTTATTCTTTTTATAGTTTATAGCGGCAGGCCGCATGCCACAATCGCATAAAGGTCTCATATTGTATTTACCTCACCTTTTCACCACCTTTTATGTCGGTATTTGTTGTACTCTTTTTTGATAAAGGCATAAATACTTTTAACAGTTGTTATTATGAACACTACAGGAGAAAAATAAAATGGCTTTAGTATCACCAGGAGTACAGGTTAGTGTAATTGACGAAAGTTTCTACACACCAGCAGAACCAGGTACCACTCCAATGCTTTTTGTTACTTCCAAGCAGGATAAACAAAACGCGGCAGGAACAGGTACAGCAAGGGGAACAACGAAAGCGAACGCAGGCGTTCCTTTCTTAATTACATCACAAAGAGATTTAGCTGATACGTTTGGAGATCCTATCTTCCAAACAGACGCAAACAACAATCCAATAAACGGCGGAGAGTTGAACGAATATGGCTTACAAGCGGCATATTCATATTTAGGTGTTAGCAACAGAGCATTCGTAGTAAGAGCAGATATTAACTTATCAGAGATTGAACCTAGTTCAAGTGCTCCTGCGGCAACTCCAGCTAACGGAACATGGTGGTTTGACACTGCCTTAACAAAATACGGAATATTTGAGTGGAACGGAAATGCCGTGACTGTAACTGGTGGTCAGTCATTTACAAATAAAGTACCACTTGTTATTACAAATAAAATTAATCTTGTTGGAGAACAAAACACAGGTGCTCCAAAAGGATCAGTAGGTGCTGTAGGAAATTACGCTATTGTAGCAACAACAACTGTTAATAAAGTATACTACAAGAATAGCACAGGTACATGGGTTAAAGTAGGATCAGCGGCTTGGGTATCAAGTTGGCCAACTGTACAAGCAACAGTTTCAAATCCAACATTAACAATAGGACAAACTATTGGTATTAATGGAACAACAGTTGCGGCAACAGGCGCAACAGCAACACAAATGGCTACAGATATTACAGGCGCAGGCATTACAGGTGTATCGGCGGCGGCAGTAGATGGCAAACTATACATTTATAGTGATGGATCATCAACAACTGATGGATCCACAGATGACGATGGTGCTATTGTATTATCAGCAGGCGCATCAGGAACACTACTAGCAGACTTAGGTCTAACAGCAGGTGTTAGTTATGCTCCAGCATTAGAAGTTAAACCGCATACACAAGTACCTGAGTTTAAAACATCAGATACACAAACAAGACCTACAGGAAGTGTTTGGTTTAAAACTACAGATGCTAACTTAGGTGTACAAATGAAAGTTAAAGTTTTTAACGGTACAACACAGTTATGGGAAGAGAAATCAGCACCAGTTTATAAAACGCATCAAGAAGCACTTTATAACTTAGATAAAACAGGTGGCGGATCTAACTTAGCATTAGCACAGTTATATGTACAAGCACACGTAAGCGAAAATGAAAATGAAGAATTTGATTTTACTATCATGGCTAGAAACGCTTCGGGAGCAACTACTATTACTTCTTCAGCAATTACAGCAAGTTCATTAACTGCTCAAACATATGGTTTCCAAATGGCAGAAAGCGATCCAACAAAAGCTGCAATTCAAACAGGTAAAGCATTAAGTGTAACAGCAACAGGTGCGGCAAGTGACGCAGACTTAGTTGCGGACGCAATTAACGCGGCAGGATTTGAAAATATTGTAGCAAGTGTAGACGCAAGTAACAGAGTTGTAATTACACACTCATCAGGTGGTGAAATACGCATTAAAGATACAAACAGCATGTTTGCTGGTATTGGCTTTGCGGCTTATAACTACTCGACTAAAGCAGGAACAGCAAACTTATATGCGGCTCCGGCAGGTGATAGTGTAAATGATTTCCATGCTTCAAATTGGAAAATCTTAACTCAAACAGCAAGTGCGAATGCTCCAACAGCATTAACTACAGACGGTAGACTATGGTATAGTTCAATTATTGACGAAGTAGATATGATGGTACACAATGGTACTACATGGAAAGGTTACGCAAACGTATATCCAGCGGCTGATCCAGAAGGACCAATTGTAAGTGCTACTGAGCCTACACAACAGTCAGATACTACACCACTAGTAACAGGTGATATTTGGATATCAACAGCAGACTTAGAAAACTATCCACAAGTACACAAATATAACGCAGACTTAGCAAAATGGTTAGCATTAGATGAAGGTGATCAATCTTCAGAAGATGGCATTTTGTTTGCTGACGCACGTTATGGTACAACTGGCGGAACAGCAACAGTTGCTCCAGCAGGAACAATCAAAGAATTACTAGTTAGTGACTTCTTAGATACAGATGCTCCTGATCCAGCATTATATCCAAAAGGTATGTTGCTATGGAACCTAAGACGTTCAGGCTTTAATGTTAAGAAGTTCCAACGTAACTATATTGACACAACAGCTAAAAACGTTCGTCAAGGTGACGTAAGTCAAGCATTATATTATCCACACAGATGGACTACTGAAAGTGCTAACCAATCAAACGGCGCAGGTAGCTTTGGACGTAAAGCACAACGTAAAGTTATCATCCAAGCTCTACAAGCAATGGTTAATAGTAACCAAGAAATTAGAGACGATGAGTCAAGACTGTTTAACGTTATGGCAACTCCAGGATATCCAGAACTAATTGGTGAAATGGTAAGTCTAAACTACGATAGAGGATTAACAGCATTTATTGTTGGTGATACTCCATTTAGATTAACAAGTGATGCTACATCATTAAACAACTGGGGCGCAAATACAGCACTAGCAGTTGAAGACAATGATGAAGGCGCACCGAGTAGAGATGAATACTTAGGTATGTTCTACCCGAGCTTGTTTACAAGTGATAACGCAGGTAACAATGTAATTGTTCCACCAAGTCACGGTATTATTAGAACATTAGCACTAAGCGATCAAGTATCGTTTCCATGGTTTGCTCCAGCAGGAACAAGACGTGGTGGTATTACTAACGCAACAGCATCAGGATTTATTGATAGTGAAGGCGAATTTAAGTCAATTGCGCTAAACGAAGGACAGCGTGATACACTTTACAGTAATAGCATTAACCCTATTACATTCCTAACAGGAGCAGGACTTGTTAACTTTGGTCAGAAGACTAGAGCAAGAAATGCAAGTGCACTAGATAGAATCAATGTAGCAAGACTAGTAATTTACTTAAGATCACAACTTAAGAAACTTGCTAAACCTTACATCTTTGAGCCTAACGATAAAATTACAAGAGATGAAATGAAAGCACAAGTAGACAGTTTAATGCTAGAGCTAGTATCGCAAAGAGCATTATATGACTTCTTAGTTGTATGTGATGAAAGCAACAACACGCCAAACAGAATTGATAGAAATGAACTATATGTTGATATTGCTATTGAACCTGTAAAAGCAGTTGAGTTTATTTACATTCCGTTAAGACTTAAAAACACTGGTGAAATTTCAGGACTATAAGTTGATAAATAAAAGTAACAGGAGTATATAATGGCAATTTCAACACTTTCAAAATTAACAGTACCACTAGATAGCAACGCAAGTGCTTCTAATCAGGGCTTGTTAATGCCTAAGCTACAATACCGCTTTAGAGTATCATTAGAGAACTTTGGTGTTTCGAGTCCATCGACTGAGCTTACAAAGCAAGTAATGGACGTAACAAGACCTAACGTAACATTTGAAGATATGACGGTGGATATTTACAACTCCAAAGTCTTTTTAGCTGGTAAACATACATGGGATCCACTTACATTAAACTTACGTGAAGATGTTAGTAATAATGTTCAAAAACTAGTTGGTGAACAATTACAGAAACAATTTGATTTCTTCGAGCAGTCAAGTGCAGCAAGTGGAGCAGATTATAAATTTGTAACACGTATTGAAATCTTAGACGGTGGTAACGGAGCAAACACAGCAGGTGTACTAGAGACATTTGAATTGTATGGTTGTTATCTATCAAGCGCAAACTATAATTCACTAAACTACGCAACATCAGAAGTAGCAACAGTGACTTTAACAATACGCTACGATAACGCTATCCAATCACCACAAGGTACAGGCATTGGCACAGCTATTGGTAGAACAGTTAACACTGCTATCACAGGTGGCGGCGCGGCTTAATAAAAATATTTAATAAATTAAGGGGCATTTTTATGTCCCTTTTTTTATGATCGAATTATCTACACACTTTATTCAATTGGATAAATATTTACATGAGCTTTTTAAACGGATTTTTAGATAACGTAGCAAGTGGTGCTTTAAGCCCTAAAGGTAATTTAGGTGACTTTGCCCATGCGGCAAGGATGTTTGTTGATGACAATCACAGATTAGCCCCAAAAGTAAAATTTCTTTATCACGTTACATTTAATATTAACCCTAAGGCTTCTGCGGTTATTCCTCAGTTAGCACAAAAACATATGAACGAATTAGGTATGCTGGTAAAGTCAGCACAACTACCAGCGTTTAATATTCAAACAGATGTTATTAATCAATACAATAGAAAAAAAGTAGTACAAAAACGTATTGACTATCAGCCAGTTAATATAACTTTTCATGATGATAACTACGGTGTTACTACAGCAATGTGGGAAGCATACTACAGATACTATTACAGAGACGGAAACTATGCTAAGGTAAATCCTGCGGGAGCACCTGATCCGTCAGTACCAGAGTACGCAACTAATAAACCAAGTTTCAGTGAACAATATGCTAGTGGTACATTGTTTTCAGAAAAACAATACAGATACGGTTTTGATAATGATAGTGCTGAACCTTTTTTTACAAGTATACAAATTTCTCAAATGTCAAGAAAACGTTATACTACAATGACATTAATTAATCCAATTATATCTCAATGGCAACACGACACTATGGAATACTCAGCAAGTGATCCTGTTAGCAATTCGATGACTATTGAATATGAAACAGTACACTATAGTAGAGGTTCAATGAAAAACGGACCTAAAGGGTTTGGTGACGAACACTATGACAAAACACCAAGTCCAAATTCATTAGGTGGTGGCGGAGCATCTAGCTTACTAGGAGTAGGCGGAGTACTAGCAGGAGGCTTTGGCGTCATTGATGATATTACCGGTGGTAAAGCAGACTTTGGTACAGTACTAAGAGCCGCGAATGCTATTAAGAACGCAGGAAGTTTAGATGCGGCAGGAATTAAAGGTGAACTAATTGGTAAAAGTCTTAACGCACTAGGCAAAGCATCTGGAGTAGATGTAAGTGGTGTAGCAGGACTAGCATTTCCAACAGGAGGTGGCGGTTCCGCTAAAACACTCGCACTTGCCGCGGCCGTTACTGGCGTAGGTAAATTAATTAGTAGTGCTAACCCAGGCGGTGGAATAACGTCAGGTTCATCAGCAAGTTCTTCAAGTTCTGCTAGTGGTCCAAGATATACTGACCCTGGATACATAGGGCCTTAGGAGTAATATAAAATGAGTTCAATCGAATTAAATTTACCTCGTAAACCAAATGACTTAGACAGTCAAAGTCAAACTAAAAAAACGTTTAACACTTATTATGCTAAACAATTATCATACCCAAGTAACGAAGTTGACGCTGTTATTGGTTTTTTAGAAAATAAAGGGTTTGATAAAGAAGCGGCAAAATCTACAGGAGCAATACTTTTACAACAAGCAAAAATTGATGGTTTAAAAGTATTTGAATTAATAGACACATTAGGCGGTCTTGATAAATTACAATTAAGTTTTACAGTTGCCCAAGTTATTAACTTTAATAGACAACGAATTAGTAGTTTAGGATTTAGAGTTGATAACACTACAACTCCTATAGAAGCAAGAAACTTAGTAGGTTAGACCTATGGCCAAGTTTGCTCAAGGCAAATATAATATTAAAAATCCTGACAAATATGTAGGACGTAAAACACCATCATACAGAAGTAGTTGGGAATTCGCGTTTATGAAATTTTGTGACGAGAATCCAGCAATCCAAGCCTGGGCAAGTGAAGCAGTAAAAATTCCTTATAGAAATCCATTTACCGGTAGACATACAGTATACGTTCCAGACTTCTTTATACAATATAAAACTAAAAAAGGCAAAAATATGGTTGAACTTATTGAAGTAAAACCAGACAAACAAGTTACAATGGAAAATGCCGGAAACTCAAAACATAATCAAGCACACGTAGCACTAAATATGGCAAAGTGGGAAGCCGCAAGAGCATATGCTAAGTCTAAAGGCATTAATTTTAGAGTTATAACCGAAAAGGATATGTTCCATCAAGGATCACGTACCTAAATAGTTTAGCTAAATATAATAGTAGCATATAATGAGAGATCAATGACCAAGAAATTAGAAGAACTACTTGATTTACCTGAAAGCCAGGATATAATCAAAAAAGAACAGAAAAAAGAAAAGAAGGATGTAATACAGCAACAGAATGATACGTTGCGAGATATTGCTGAATTTGATAAGATTGCTGGAGCATTGCCAGCAGTAAAAGGTCTTGGCGAAAAAGCAGATGAAGAACTAAATGATATAGCACAAAAAGCATTAACAGCATATGATGACTTAATGGACTTAGGTATGAATGTTGAATCACGTTATGCTAGTAGAGTCTTTGAAGTAGCAGGCGGTATGTTAAAAACATCACTAGATGCTAAAGTTGCTAAGATGGACAAGAAATTAAAAATGATTGACTTGCAACTTAAAAAAGAAAAAATGGATAAAGATGGTGGTATCGACGACGGTAGTATTGTACAAGGCGAAGGCGCCATCATTACTGACCGTAATAGTCTGC